CTGTTGGTGGGACAAATATTCTGAGGACGAATGTTCTGAGTGTAGGAAACACGTTTTACCAGAGGAGAAATTACAATGAACTGTTGGCATTGCAAGACAAAGCTTATTTGGGGCGGCGATCACGACTGTGATGTCGCATGTATGTCCACAGGAATAGCCGCAAACGAGGGTGAAGACGTTGAATATATGTACGACGATTACAGCATGGTCACAAACCTCTCATGCCCTAAATGCGAGAGCTTTGTATTAGTTTATTATCCAAGGGAGGAAGAAATTGAAAGCAACTGAAGCCATCGCAATAGCCCTGACATATGTCACAGAGAACCCTGATATTAAACCAGAGGACAAGATGAGGGTGATGGCAGAAATGCTGGAGCCGATGCTAAATGAAATCTTCGGCTCCGATTACGAAAAAGTTGGTAACTTATCCGTCCAAAAGGAAGAACAAAATGAAACGTGACGAAGTATTAAACACCGCGAAAGAACTAATCAACGGCGATAGGGCCAAAGATTACGGGGATGCGTTTGACAACTTTGGGCGCATTGCAGCGGGCTGGAACGCTATAATCCAAGAAGCCATGAAAACTCACGGTCAAGTTAATGAGCAACACATTGCCCTAATGATGGATTGGTTAAAAACAGCGCGGTTGCTAAACGATTTAGACAAGGCCGACTCATGGGTCGATAAGTGCGGATATAGTGCCTTGGGTGCAGAATTTACAGAAAGAACTAAAAAATGAAGCTTAAAATAGCCAGCCCTTCGCTAAAGTCAGAGTGGGTTCCACCCGCAGAACTTCCAGACCTAACAGGCGCAACTACAATTGCTATCGACGTAGAAACCCGTGACCCAAACATCAAAACAAGCGGACCCGGTTGGGCTGTTGGAGATGGTGAAGTGGTCGGCTATGCAGTGGCTACAGCAGATTGGGCAGGCTATATTCCTACACGACACCGTGGTGGCGGAAACCTAGACGAAAAGATAGTCAACAAGTGGCTCAAGAAAGTCTTTGACTGCCCCGCCGATAAAGTAATGCACAACGCGCAATATGACGTAGGTTGGATCAAACGTATGGGGTTTGAGATAAACGGGCGGATAATCGACACAATGGTTGTTGCTTCGCTTCTGGATGAAAATAAGTTTTCCTATGCACTAAACTCACTAGCGTTTGAGTATCTGGGGCTGGCAAAGAACGAAAGCCTACTCAGAGAAGCCGCCAAAGAGTTTGGTTTTGATCCAAAGGCAGACATGTGGAAAATGCCCGCCATGTACGTTGGACCCTACGCCCAGACAGATGCAGAAGTTACCCTGCAACTCTGGGACTACCTAAAAGTAGAGATCGGCAAGCAAAACCTCTGGAGTATTGTAAATCTGGAGCTAGACTTGCTCCCTTGCCTAGTCAACATGACTTGGAGAGGCGTCCGCGTTGATATGGACAAAACCGAAAGAACGCGCGACGCGATCCTAAAACGGGAGAAATTAGTCTTAAAAGAGATAAAAAGCTTAGTGGGCAGAGATGTAGAGATCTGGGCGGCAAATTCTATTGCAAAAGCCTTCGATGACCTGTCAATACCGTACCCAAAGACAGAAAAGGGTGCGCCCTCGTTTAAAAAGCAGTTTCTGGCAGAACACAGTGAGAAATTGCCACAATTAATCGTCCAAGCCCGCAGTTTAAACAAAACCAGCGGAACTTTCATCAATAACATCCTAAAATTCTGTCACGGCGACGGTCGAGTGCATTCGCACATCAATCAGATACGCGGAGACGATGGCGGCACAGTTTCTGGGCGTTTTTCTATGAACAACCCCAACTTACAGCAAATTCCGGCCCGCGATCCTGAGATTGGGCCACTTATACGGTCTTTGTTCCTTCCAGAAGAGGGAGAACAGTGGGCGTCAATAGATTACTCGCAACAGGAACCGCGGATCTTGGTTCACTATGCTCATGTCTACGGAAAAAGCAGGGACGTGCCTCTGAGGGGCGTTGATGAGTTTGTAACCAGCTACCGCGAAGATCCGAACATGGATTTTCACACAATGGTTGCAGAAATGGCCGACATTCCTAGAAAACAAGCAAAAACCATCAATCTTGGGATGATGTACGGCATGGGCGTCGCAAAACTGGCGGATCAGCTAGATATTGAGACATCAGAGGCCAAAAGCTTGGTAAAGCAGTACCATGACCGCGTACCTTTCGTAAAAGGACTGATGACGGGCGTTACAAACCGTTTGAACAGCAAAGCAAGTGGCGGCGCGATAAGCTCAATCTTAGGTCGTAAGTGTCGGTTCAATCTTTGGGAGCCCGACTCCTTTGAAATGACAAAAGCTATGCCTTACCAAGAAGCAATCCTAGAATATGGTGAAACATGCCGTCTCAAGCGGGCTTTTACATACAAAGCGCTAAACAGACTGATCCAAGCGTCCGCCGCGGATATGACAAAGAAAGCCATGGTCGATTTGTACAAAGAAGGGTATCTTCCGATGCTTCAAGTCCATGACGAACTTTGTATGTCAGTAAAAACCAGAGAAGAGGCCGAAGCTATTGCCAAGATAATGATAAATGCGGTAGTATTAGAAATCCCTAGCAAATGCGACATTGAAGTAGGTCCAAGTTGGGGGGAAGCTGTATAGCTTTAAGCGCACTGCTCGTCCGCGCACTACTTCTAACTGCCCTTTTGTCCGGCTAGGTTTCGCACTGCGACGACAAAAGGGTTTTTTCTTGCGAGTTCCCATAAACTCCTATATACTCTTACTGATAAAGAAAAAAGGTAAACCCAATGGATACTACAAAATGGAAAAGCGTTCTTGTGCCCATTGAAGTGTACAAGGAAATTAAAGAACACTCTGTTGTTAACGGTAGAACAATAAGTGGACAACTCAGAGTTATGTTTGAAGTTTATTCAAAAAGTAAGGATAAAGCTATTGACGCATCCCATAAAATCGCGTACAAATAGCGCAGACATTCTCCAAATGTTTGATAGCACAATCGTTAAAGCCCTTAGTCACATGTCCTGACTAAGGGTTTTTTCTTGTGTAAACTATTTACTTGACATTATCCCATACCATATTTATTCTGTATTCATTGGAACAGGAGAAATGTGAAGATGATTAGAGATGATAAAGATAAGCACATGTCTGTGGAAAAACTCAAAGATATATACTTTGATCTAAATGACCCATCACTTGTACTGGTAGAGGCGGTGTTGTGCAGAATACACAAGCCATACGAGGCCGCGGAATATCTAACCAAATGCGTGCAATTTAAAGCAGATATTTTATTTAAAGAATATCAGGAGAAAGTCTAATGGGACTAGATATGTATTTAACTGGGGACAAGTTTGTTCCAGAACATCAGGACAAATTACCGAGGGCCAAGGTCGATAGTTATCCTGTCGAGAGCCTGCGGTTAAAGATGGGATACTGGCGCAAGCATTGGGCTCTGCACAATTACATCATGGATAACTATAGTGAGGAAGAAGGTCCTAGCAAAATCGAGTTGGGGCCAATTGCTCTGCGTGAGATTGCTGACGCGGTTGAGCAAGGTAAACTGCCAGACGCAGACTACTCCCCTCAAACTGACGCCATCCACAAAGAACCAGAAGAGGTTGCGAAGACCTTGAAGATACTACGCGACGCCGCCGATTGGTTAGACAAGATCGACAACACTTGGAAGTCTGTCGAATATTACGGGAGTTGGTGATGAACTTAACTGACTTCGCCGCGTTGATTGGTTTCGCTTGCGGTATTATCGTGGGCGGAACTATTGTATTTTTTACTTTAACTTTTTTATGGATATGCTTAAAATGTGTAGTCTAGATATGGATCGTCTGTTGGACGAAGTGTTTGCAAAAGTGTTCGGGAGTAGATGGTGATGTTAAATCTTATAAAGATAAATATGCTGTTTCAGGAACAGTTTGTTGATCTGAAGGCAAGATTACATTCGGATCACATAATTGCTTTTAGTTTTATTTACGAAACAATTGAGCAAATGAACCTCAACGACTTACAAAAGGCTTTATCTTTGCCGCAAGCGAAGGTTCACAGATCTGCAAAAAATCTTAAAGAAGCTGGTTTGATACACATGTTTAGGTGCGAAAAAGACAGCAGAATGATAACAGTAGTTATTACGCATAAAGGACATCTACTTGCAGAAAAAATAAATAAACTTTTGGCCTCTGATAAGTCCGAACTTATCAGTGAAGTTATGAATAACGTATCCAAAGTTACGGATCAAATAAAAACAAAAAATAAAATACGGAAAGCAAGTGATTCTGGAGAGTTTGCAAATTGCAGAAAAGGTATAATCCAAGTCCTTAAAGATAGAGGTGAAACTTTTTTGGAGGTTGGGGCAAATTACGTTAAAACTAAAAGAGGCATAGTAACCAAATCTGTACTGATAAAAAGATCAAGCGCCTTCAACATTATTGAATTGATAGACTTCATGCGCAGTACAGATTTGAAAAATTATAACGAGTTAATGACGCCGACGAAACGAAGCGGAGGACAAACATAATGGCTAAGTGGAAAGAAATACCGTTGGGCATACCGCTGAAACAGCAGTTCGATAACTTCGCCGCACTCGCCGCGCTTCAAGAAACTAGGCAAAAAGAATGTAGCCAATGCAGCGGAGAAGGTAAGGTCGAAACCGACGTGCCGCGGCCCGCGAACTTCGGACGTGACATAGGTGAGTTGTATGTCGAATGGCTGGCCTGCGAAGATTGCAACGGGTCGGGGAAAATTAACTTGGAAGATGATGAGGAAACCGATTAAACTAAAACATACCGGAGGAGAGGAACCATGGAAGAAGTAGAAAAAACCATTAATAAAATTTTGGAAAGTTGTCCAAAAGAAATGTCGCCCCCAACAATGTCTGCAATCATAGCAAACATCATCAACCTATATAACTTCTCGCACCTCTGGCCGCTGGTCGTCGCTCAAACAACCGCAATGCTCGAACTGCACCAGTGCGAAGAAGATGCAACAGACGCGGTAGAAGATGCAGACGCCTTCCTAGATAAAATAACAAAAGGAAGTATGCACTAATGGATGATGAACGCCTGATAGACGTGGTGAAAGAAATCAAAAAACTAAGGGACGAGCTTTCCGAAAAACAATGGAACGATCTCGATACCGCATCCGTAGACCGCCGACTGCGGCACTTTGAAAATCTAGCAAGACAGGGAGAATTTTATGAGCCTACTTTCTGAACAAAAACTAACGCCGTTCCAAGAGAACGAATTGCAGTGGTTGCGAAAGCAAGTGGATAGGTTCCAAGAAGATAAATATCGAACGGGCGAAGTCGCGGAAACCAACGCCCTAAACGTTGACCGCAATCTTTTCATCGCAAGAGAAGAATTAAGAACGTTCGTTTCAAGTTTAAGAGAAGCAGGAAAGAAAATATGATTTACGATATCTCACATAAATTGGCAAAAGACGGGTTCGATAACGCCCTAGAAAACACCCAGCAGGGAGACACCATAATCTACCACGTAGGTGAGTTCGCCGCCGGAAAACATAAGCACAACGCCCTCTACGCTTACGAAGGTGGAATGGTTAAACTGGTTCAGAAAAAGCTAGGGAAATTTAAGTTTCAATACCTCGCACTGCGAACGAAGAAGAAGTTTAAGAAATAGGTGTGGTTTACATTCTCCCATATATGTGTTAAAGTCTTTAAGAGGGTTTCCGGCTCTGCCCTCAATGCTTTTTGACAAACCTTGGGATTGGTCCGGAACGATCCCATAATTGGAGAATGTTAATGGATAAAATCACAGTAGAACCTAACAGTAGAAACATTTGGGTTGAACTCGAAAAGGCTGAAACATTTGAAGAGGCCAAAGAAAATTGTGAATTGGCAACTAAACTAATTCACAAAATGGGTGTAGAAAAAAGCGCAAAGTTTTATGCGGTAGAAAATCAAAAGTATACTAATACATTCTATAACTTCACATGGAGCCACATGTCTGGATTTACCGAACTAGATGATCGTGGCACATGGTTCAACTTAGATTACCTAGCGAACAACGAATAAATAACCAAAGCTCGCGGTCTACGGATCGCGGGCTATTCTTTTAAGAAGGAGACGCGATAATGAACAGCCTAATATGGTGGGTCACGCTGATGGCATACATACTAATCGGCGTGACAATTACGGCGCAATTTCTGTGATTGCCGCAACCTGTCTAGCGCTAACCCTATACTTCGAAGCCCGTGGAGAAAGCGAACACGGCCAGAGAATGATAGCCCGCGTCGTGGTCAATCGAATGAAATCTCCAAAGTTTCCAGACGAACTATGCGACGTAATCATGCAACCAAAACAGTTCTCGTTCGTTCGAAATGGAAAGATACCCAAGCCAAAAAACAAAGCCGCTTGGGAGAAATCAAAGGCCCTAGCTAACGAAATTCTGCAAGATACCCGCCTTCTGCCCTACAGTAAGGCAGACCACTACCATGCGACTTACGTCAACCCTTTTTGGGCGCGAAAATTGTATAGAGTTTCTAAGCACGGTCAACATATATTTTACTCTTGGGATCACCCAACCGCCGTGAAAATAAGCCCTAGACCCCAAGAAAGACCTCGAAAATTGCTGGACTATCTACGCTGATTATGGTCTAAAATATAGCGTGGGTGGTGAATTTTAATAGTCTTACCATGGGGTTAAGGCGGTTGAGGTCTCGCGCTACAAATGTGCCAACTGAATAACGCAGCCACCCACACCAAACCCGCAGTGTTACTACCCCTCCTCGAAGAAAAAGTTTCTTGGGTCGCGGACCGCGGAACTTAAATAACGCCGTTACTGTATATAGAGCTGAAAAATAAAAAAAATAAAAAAAGTGTTTTCAAGCCGTAACCCCTGTAACTTATGTAACTTGACCTTTAACTGTATATATACAAAGGATAATTTTGGTTACATAAGTGGTTACACCGAGCAAGTAGTAAAATGTAACCAAAAAAGAGTTGTTAAAGAGCGATACTGCCTAATGGGGGGGGTGGGGGATTTTTTTATTAAAAGATTTTTCTGGCCTATATAACAGGAACGGTTGTATAAGAGTTTTATCTAATAGTTAAACTGTGAGAGGCGAGCATGGCTGTAGTTAAAAGAGGGCGTCCCGTAAAGAAAACAAAGTTTGGGATAATACCCTCTCCGCTTCTGATTAAAGAGCGGGCGGTTCCAAAACATAATAAGCTTGTAGACCCCGATAGCCCGCGTTCAGATCCCCGTGGCCGCAAACGTATTTCTGTAGATACTAAGCTTACACGCAAACAGGAGCTTTTTGTTAAAGAGCTTGTGAGCAACGATGGCTTGATAACTTTCAAGGAAGCCGCGATAAAAGCAGGTTATCCAGAAAGTTCTGCACAGACCCGTGCTTATGAATTGACCAATCCCCACAAATGTCCGCACGTTGTTGCCGCCATTAAAGCGTACCGCGCAGAATTAGACGCTAAGTTTGACGTAAACTACGGCAGGCATATTAGAGCGCTACAACAGATTAGGGATGTGGCTTTGGAAAACGGCGCTTATTCTGCGGCAGTGCAGGCAGAGTATCGAAGGGGCCAAGCGCAAGGCGATATTTACGTTAGTAAGTCCGAGATCCGTCACGGTAGTATTGACAGTATGAGCAAGGAAGAAGTTTTAAAAGCTTTAAGCGATTTGAAAGAAGGCTATGGCGCAAACGTTATTGACATTACCCCAACCGAAGAT